AGAAACCGTAGGGCCCGTGCGCCCCCACACCNCCCCATGCAGGCCCGCCGTAGAACTTGCAGTTCTACGGTTCCGGGGCCTCGCGCCTTAGGGACGCAACGGGTGTGGTCGACGGCTGCAAACGAAATGCAAACGAGGGGGTAGATCAGGGCTTGCGGAAGGCATCGTCCAGCCGATCCGCCAGGCCCTGGCGGGCCGCCGGCTGCACGTGGTGATAGACCATCAAGGTGATCCGCACGTCAGCGTGCCCGAGCTGCTCCGACACCGCCTTCACGTCCTCGCCCTTGCTCAGCAGCAGCGTTGCGTGCGTGTGCCGTAGGTCGTGCAGCCGCACCTGCCGCACGCCGGCGCGCTTGCACACCCGGTGCATGATCTCAGTTGAGCGGATCGCCACCGGCCGGCCCTTGCGCCCAACGATCAGGTATCCCTCGGGGTTCCACCCCGGCCCCATCGCGCGCCGCTCGCCCTCGTGGCGGGCCTGCTCGCCCCGCAGGTGCTCCCCGACGAACCGCGGCAGCGGGATCTGCCGGATGCGCCCGCTCTTGGTGTCCTTCACCGAGCGGTCGATCGCCTGCATCGACCGCCGCACCGTGACCTGGCCGCCGACCAGGTCGACGTCGCCCCACCGCAGCCCCAGCGCTTCCCCGAGCCGCAGCCCCAGGCCCAGCCCCAGAAGGATCAGCAGCCCGTAGGTGTCATCGAGGGCGGCCGCCAGCAGCTTCACGCACTCCTCTTCGGTCAGAACCGCCCCCTCGAAGCGCACCCGCCGCGGCAGTGTCACCCGGTCGGCCGGGTTGAAGGGGATCAGGTTCCACTCCACCGCCTGGCGCAGCGCCCGGTGGAGCGTCACGTGGTAGCGCTGGATCGTCACCGGCGAGAGATCCGCCTCCTCGGCCAGCCGGATCGCCTCCTGGATGTGCAGCGGCGACAGCCGGTCCAGGCGGTGCCGCCCGAGGGCCGCCGCCCAATTGTTCACCGCGCACCGGTAGCTGCGGTAGCTCTGCGGCGCCAGCGACAGCCGCGCGCTGTCCTCGAGCCACCGCCGCAGATACTCCTCCACCGTCAGGCCCCCGGCTGCCGCGTGGGTGCCGGTGTCCACCGCGCGCAGCCGCTGCGTCAGGGCCTGCTGTGCCGCGCGCCTGCCTCCCTGCACCGTCTCCTGGTGCTGGGCGCCTGCGCTATCCCGATAGTGGATCGTCCACGCCTTGCCCTCGCGCCCCGGTGCCGACCGCGCCGGGCGAATGTGCCCTCGTGCCATAGCACACTCCTGTTCGGGACGCGCCTGACCCGCTCCTGCCCGCCCCGTACATGCGAAAGGCCCCCGGGGAGAGTGTCTCCCCGGGGGCATCCTCGGATTATTCGGCGTGGAATAATCCCCGCTACGGCTCCGGCAGCCTCACCACCACGTCAAACCCGAACTCTCGGAGGGGCCGGAACCCGATGGCCCCGAACACCCCATCGTTTACCACGCTGTTCTCAGCCACCCGGTTGCCCACGACCCGGATCCCCACGTGCCCGAACCCGCCGTGCCCGGTCGTGCAGTACAGCAGGTCGCCCTGCCGCGTGTCCAGCACATCGCGCGTCCGGAGCACGATCGCCCCGGGGGGCGGGCTGGCTTGGAACCGCTCGGCAGACAGCGCCGCGCTCGCGCGGAACCACCGGTCGTAGCGGTGCCCGAGCGCGGCCTGCACTGCCTGCCGCACCCAGCGCTGGCAGTAGCCGGGCTCTCGCTCGCCCAGGCCCCGCGCCGCGCGGTCCAGTGCTACGGCGGCCAGCCGCGTGTTCACTGCGCCCCTCCACTCTTGGCGATGGCCACGCGCGCCCCATAGCCCGCGAATGCCAGCGCAAAGCCCAGCAGGGTGTCAGCGGTGCCGGCATCCAGCCAGCCCTGCCCCTTCACCACCAGGATCGCCCCGGCAGCCAGGCTGCCCAGGATTGTCTTCCAACCCAGGTTCGGCTTCTGCTTCTCCATTCAGATCACCCCCTCACTTGCGCAGCGCGTACGCCAGGATGCCCCCGATGACGCACAGCAGCAGCGATCCGGCCAGGGGGATGACCACAAAGAGCAGCCCTTTGTAGACCTCGCCCACCCCCTTGCTCACATCGTCTAGTCGGGTGTGGATGCGCGTGATGCTCTGCTCCCGCTCCTTACGCTCGTCGGCGATGGCATCAGTTGCCTTGTCCGCACACTCACGCGCTGTCTGCACTTCGTGCGATAGGACTGCCAGCGCAGGGCAGTCCGCTTGCATCCTGCATTCTCCCACGGTGGTCTCCATCGCCGGCGCCCGGGCCGACAAACAGTCAGACGAGATACCGCCACATGTCCGGGCACGGGCATATCCGCGACACGCACGGCTGCGGCTTATCCAGCATCCGCACCCCTGCCCCGATGGCGTGCCCCAAGACCTCCGCGTCCGGCAGGTAGCACCGCCGGGCCGTGCCGTCGAAGGCCACGAACAGGTAATCGACCCCGGCCCGGCACGGCCGCCCCAGGCAGCTCTCCTCGCCTTCGCCGGCCGCCTCTGGATAGCTCTTGCCCCGCCAGCGCCCCCAGAAGGGCAGCACCTCGACGGTGATCCCCGCGGCTTCCATTTCCGCCCGCCACCCCGGGATCCGCTCTGCATAGGGCGGCCACGCCACGATCAACGCCACCCCGCACTCGATCCCGGCCGCCTCGATCTCCCGCCGGCGTGCCACGAAGGCGCCCACGCTTCCCCAGGCGTGCGGGTGGAAGCTCGTCGCCAGCCGGATGTTCCCGCTCCGCGGCCACTCGGCGATGTCGGGCGGCCTGAACAGGAGATTGGTGCTCACGTCCACCTTGTTCCGCCGGCCCAGCCGCCCGATCGCCCGGATCACGTCCGGCTGGCTCGTCGGCTCCCCGTAGCAGACCGACAGGTATAGAGGCCCTCGCTCCTCACCGAGCTGCTCGATCCCGGCGACGATCCCGCCCCAGTTCTCAGGGAGCGCCGGCAGCGCGGCCCGGCCGGCCGCGTTGTTGCAGTAGGGGCACGCCGGCGCCATCTGGCACGTCGCCGGCACCTCCCACGTCACCCGCAGGCGCGCATCCGCTTCCGACACCTGCCGCTCCGGCCATGCCTCCGGCGCCGCCAGCGCTGCCGCGTGCGGCCACCGCTCAGGCGGCAGCCCTTCGGCACCGGCACCGGCCCCCGACTCCGAAATCCCCAGTGCATCCGTCATCTGCCGTGCTCTCGCGCTCCAGGCGTTCGCCCGCACGTCGTCCGCCGTCGGGCGCGCCTTCCGCCTCGCCGCGCTCGCCACCGCGTCGGGCCACTCGTCGGGCCGGGCCGTCACCACGAACGGCCGCCCGATCAGCGGCTTCACGTCCGGCGTCGCCACGGTCCAGATCCCGGCAGCCAGGTAGTCGTAGTACTTGATGGGGTCCACCGACCGGCACAGGCTACCGGCGAACGGCACGAGCCCCACGTCCGCGCTGGCCACGTAGCGCATGGCGTCGGCATAGGAGCGCTCACCGACGAACCGCACCCGCGGCAGTGCATCCACCCGGCTATACCGCCCTACCACGGTCGTGGCCAACCTCCTCCGCCCGGTCAGCCGCCAGAGGATCGACCAGTCGAACCACGACCCGTAGAGGTAGCCGCTGTAGATTGCTTGCGTGGACCCTAGCAGCATGTCACACGGCGGGCACTCCGGCCGCTCGAATGGGTCCTCCGGCCCTCCGTTGTAGATAAGCGCCGTCCGCTTTGCCCCGAGGCGCTGCGCGCGCTCCACCAGCCGCGGCGCCGAGCACGTCACGAGCTCGGCCATGGCTACCAGCTCCCGCTCCTGTCGCAGTGCCGCGCTACCCAGATCACCGCCGGCCACGAACCCATCCCAGTCGTCGATCAGGTCGTAGGCGACCCGCCAGCCCTGCTCCTGGATGCGCTGCACCAGGGGCGTCCAGTCCGGCAGGGTGGTGATGACGACCCCGCCGGCACCGCGCAGCGCGGGAGCCGCGGCGGCCATCGTCATCCGGTCTGTCACCAGGCACCCGTCTCGCACCGCCACCCCGTGGTCCAGTTTGCTGCAGTAGATCACCGGATGCCCCGCGGCCGCAAAGGCACGTGCCAGTGCCACCGGCCGCTGCGCGCCGCCCGTGTCTTGCCACCCGCACCCGCTCAAGATGCACATGGGCACGCCCGGCGCCGCGGACCGTAGGGGAGCAAGCGGCGATGCCAGCGCACCCTCGATGGCCGCCCGGGCGGCCACCACGGCCCCGCGGTCCGGGTAGGTGACGATCGGCGTGGGGATGTGCCTCACTGCCCCGCCTCGCAGTCCGTGCGGACCGACTCCAGGTCGTCGGCCAGCTCGTCGCGCCCGGCCGCCCGGTAGCGCGCGATCTGCGCATCCACCGCCGCCGGCGGCAGCGTCTCGGTGATGATCGGGCCCTTGGCGCCATCACGGTAGCGCACGATGTAGCGGTCCACAATGGCGCCCAGCGGTGACGCCACCTGCGCGCGCTCTGCCCGGATCACCAGGCCCGCCCGCTTCTTCCCCCGGTAGTCAGTCACCCGCGGCCTCCTATCCGGCCTATCCCCTACGCGGTGTATTCCACCACGATCTTCGCGGCCTTGCTCAGGATACTCTCGCTGTTGGCCGCCGAGAGGACGACGGTTACGTTGGTGAGGTCGAAGTTCACGCTGTATTCCACGCCCGCTTCGGTGTCGTAACCCGGCAGAATGGCCTTGCCGGTATCCCAGAACACGATCGCCGTCACCCCCACGATCTTCGTGCTCGTCACCCCGTGTGCCACTGACGTGTAGCCGCCCTCCGCGGCGGCAGTCGTGAGGCTCAGCACCTTCCGCATCGTTGCCGTGTTGCCGGACCCGTGTGCTGTGTAGCCGTTGACAGCCAGGTCACCCTGCACCGTCTGGCTCTCGCTCGCCCTCCCCGCCACCTTGGCGTAAGCGGTGTGGTCGTCATCCCCCAGGCCGGCCAGGCCTCCGTGGTCTACCTGCGCACCGTCGCCGCCGGCGTGGTCGTGGCTGTCTCCGTTCGTCACCCCCTGCGCCGCCGGGGCGTAGTCTGTGCTGGCCGTGTAGGCGGCACTTCCGAGCCCCAGGATCGTCTTCACCTCGGCGAGCGTCTTCTTCACCCACGCCCCTGCGCCGCTGGCCACCAGGAAATCACTGACCGCCGTCGCCAGGCTGTGCCGCACGTACTGCGTGTGGTCGTCATCCCCCAGGCCGCCCAGGCCGCCATGGTCGACCTGCGCCCCGTCGCCCCCCGCGTGGTCGTGGCTGTCGCCGTTCGTGACATGGGCGCCAGATAGCGACGAGTGCCACGTCAGCGCCCGGGCGTCGTTGTGGTACTGCGTGTGGTCGTCGTCGCCCAGGCCCGTCAGGTCGCCATGATCCGGTACCAGGGCCGGGATCGGGTCCACCGTCAGCGTGCCGATTAGCTCGTCGGAGTCGCCCGTCCACCCCGGGCCCTCAGTGATGCACCAGACCTCCAGGTTATACTCGTCGCCGTATGAGCCCGCGCTGGCGTCATCCGAGTGGATCTCTGCGGTGGCGGAGGCGCTGGTGGTTGTCTGCCCGTTGGTCTCCGGGTTGATCTCCACGTCCGCCTGGTCGCAATACCAGGCCTGTGCGAAGTTGCGGTCGGGGTATGCCCCAAGCGCGGCGTGGGTGTCCGGATCTTCAAAGGCAAGGCGCAGGTTATAGCGCAACCCCGCCACCAGCGGGCCCACGTAGAAGGGCCCCCAGAGCACCTGGTCGTTGGCGGGGGCGTAGGGGTAGTTGTTGCCCGCGATGGTGACGTTCACGGCCGTCACGTCGCCCAGGGCCTGCCCGTAGGAGACGACCTTGACGGGCACCACCTGCCCCACCAGCGAGGCATCCACCGAGACCCGCGCCACCGCGGAGGTGACGACCACGAACCGATCCCCCGGCGCGTGCCCGGTCATCGCGGTCGAGCGCCGGCCCCGGCGCAGCACCGAGAGTCGGTAGGTGCCGCCCCCCAGGTCCGCCACCGTTGCGAAGCCGCCCTGCTCGTTCCCGATCAGCGCGTAATTGCGGCCGTTGAGCACCTCCGTCTGGCTCACCGAGCCCGGCACGCCCCCGCCCACCGTCACGTCGACGGTGTTGGTGTTATCCCAGGAGCTCGGGTCTGCCCAATCGGCCAGCGCCCCCACGGTGGTGCCCCAGATGGACGGATACTGCAATGCACCGCCAATCACCCACGAGGTGCCGCCGTCCGGGCTGTAGTAGATCGTCGCCCCTGTCCAGCCATCGGCGCCGTAACCGGCCACGTAGAAGCCCGGGAGCAGCCCGTCCTCGTCCGCCTGCTCGGGGCCGCTCCACGCCGTGAACACGGTCGGCACCGGGCTCGTCAATGCCGGGGGCGTGTAGGGAGGCTCCCCGCCGGATGCCCCTTGCGTCAGGGTGTCCGCGCTCTCGAAGGCCGCCTCGGCGCGGACCTCCCCGAAGAGGCCGATGTCTGCCGAGCGCACCCGCATGCGCGTGTTCGTGCCGGCTATCGGCACGGTGATAACACCGGCCGGAGGCACGGTCCACCATCGCGGCGGCAGCCGGAGCGAGATCCGCTGCCGCTCGTTCCACGCGTCGTAGAGGATGCGCTCTGCGGTCTGCCGCGCCAAGTCCGCCGTCATCACGATCGGCACCGTAATGGTCCACGGGTCCTGCACCTGCGCCGTATAGCCGTGCCGGTAGGCGGTCTGCACCCGCCGGTCATACGTCTCGGAGTCCGTCAGGTAGGTCAGGTCCACACGCCCGGGCAGGTCCAGTTCCTGGCTCCGGGTCGTCTGCGCCGGCGGCACCGGCTCCCCACCCTCCTGGTAGACGTGCGCCCCCAGGTCGTCCGCGTCGATGCTGGCCAGTGACGCGCCGCCTCTTGGCACCGCGACCACCTGGTCGTCTATCTCTGCCAGATCGACACCGTAGACCTGCAGCAGCGAGGAGATGGCCTCCCGTGCCGCCACCCGGCCCTCGCGCAGGCAGCCGGTCACCGCGGCTGTGGCCGCGGTGAAATCGCGGTCGCCGGCAGCGAGCCCCACCTGGTCAGCGATGTCGCCCAGGATGCCCCCAACAGTCGCGGCCCCCTCCTCCACCTCGAAGCTGAAGTTGGGGATCACGTTCCCCCAGCGGTCCAGGGGGAGGTCCTCGAACACTACGTAGGCCAGGCCCCGATACGCCGGCGTGTTGGCGGCCCCTTCGGCGGTGGAGATCAGGCTGTCTGCGGTCTGCACCTCCGTGCCCAGGTAGATCCGGATCGTGTAATCACTCTCCGGGCTCTCGGTGTAATCGTAGATGACCTGGTCGCCCGCCCAGATCCTGCGGATGCGGGTGATCGGCCCCCGGCAAACCGCCACCGCCAGGTTCGCGGTGTAATAGTAGTCGCCGGACATGCCCCACGCGATCCCCGCGGGGGACTCCCCGATTCGGTCGTGCTCATCCAGGTCCTGGCCCCAGATCACCGAGCCGCCAACCCGGCACAGGCCCCACACCTGCGGGATTGCCGTGCCGTACTGGGAGCCTGTGATCCGCCGCTGCAGATCGTCCAATCGGGGCGGGCTCACGCTTGGGCCGCCGAACTGCGCGTCATTGGCCGCCCCGGCCATGGTCCCCAGGGCGAACCCGAGGCGTGCGCCAAGCGGCCCGCCCAGGGCACCGCCGATTATGCCCCCGACCGCTCCCAGAACCAGAGTCGCCATGTCAGAGGCCCCTTATCCGATAAGCGGCGGCCACGCGTGGCCGCCAGTGCTCGTCCAGCGGGTGCTCTGCCACCACGCCCGCCGCCTGGTAGGCGTGCAGGATGCGCCCCTGCTCCGTCTGGATCGCCAGGTGCTGCGCCTGCCGCCCTACCCGGATCAGTAGCACGTCGCCGGCGCCGGCATCCTCGACCGGGATCTCCTCGGCCAGCAGCTCCACCTGCCGGCGCAGCCAGTCGGGGTCCGGGGTGCGCCCATACGGGGGCACCTGGCCCGGAAGCCCGGCCGCCTCCATCGCCAGGGCAATCACCCCCGCGCAGTCCACCCCGCGCCGGTCTCTGCCGCCCCACCGGAACGGCACGCCGATCAGCGCGCGCGCCGCCGCGACAAGCATCGCTCTCACGTGCGGAGCCCCCGCTGCATCAGGTAATCACTCCCAGGTACGTGCGGCTCGCCGCGGAAGTTCGCGACGTTGCTGAACCTGTCGCGGCAGGTCTCCAGGCGCCGATCACACCCGGCCTCCACCGTCGCCGCGTCTCCGGGCTGCACGGTGTAAGGGAATGGCTGCTGCAGTGTCAGATCCTCGTCGCCCGAGTCCACGTGAGACTTGATCTCCCGCACGAGGCCAGCGTTGTCGCCCGAGGTGAAGGTGATTCGCCCGTAGCTGAAGTATCCGTCGCCGAATGCCCCCCCAGGCATCACCGTGAAGCGGACGTCGCTAACCACGCTCGCCACGGTGACGGCGGTCTGGTAGCCGGCCAATATCACGCCGCACTGCGCGTCCCCGAGCGCAGCCACCCGGCACAGCGGCGAGATCAAGTCTCCCACACGCTGCCCCAGGCGCTGGCTGAGTGAGCGCAGCTCGGCGGCGAACTGCCCGCTCCCGTGCCGCACATCCCCGAGCGTGCCCTTGACCAGCTTCAGCGGCGCGAGCGCCGTGTTGCTCCAGTCCACGACGAAGACGCGGATCTCGGCGCCGTCGTAGAGGCCCGCCCGCAGATCCGCCTCCACGATGGCATCCGAGTCCAACAGCCCGACGATCTCCAGGTTATCGACCGTGGGTCCGGCCTCGGTGCGCACCGCGGAGGGCACGAACCCGGCCGCCACGTATGCCTCCCCGCCCACCGTCAGGCCCCGGTCGTGGCTGGTGAACCCGAGCAACGTGCTGTCTACCCGCGCGATCCGCACGCACACCGCCAGGGTGAGCGTTTCCGCCGTCAGGTCGATCCCCGTCGCTCTGAGTGCCATCAGACCCTCACTTCCACGATGGGGATGCTCTCCCAGGCTCCCACGTTGGGGTCATCCTGCCGCCACGCCAGCGCGTCGGTATCGAACCGGACCGGCACGTCGAAGTCGCAGGTGGCGTTGGGCGTGTAGCCCGGCGGCGAGCCGAAGGTCACGATCCCGGTGGCCGTGGCCACACTCCACCCGGTGGTGATCTCCACCCCGGTGCTCGGGTGCCACAGCCGGACCGTGCCGCTTACCGGCTTGGCGATGGTCCGCGTGTGGGTCACCGCCCCGGAGGTGTAGATCTTCTGGAGCTGGAAGGTGGTGGTTGTCAGGACGGCCGTGGCCGTGGCCGTCGCCACCTGGTAGTCGGCCCAGTCCTTGAACCGGAACCCCCGGGCGCGCCCCTGCCGGGCCACGAAGAAGGCGATCAGCTCGTCGCGCTGCGCCGGCGTCTTCAGGGCGTGGGCCACGTTCCAGCGCCGCCTGGCCTGGCTCCACTGTGCGATCCGCTGCTCGTCGCCGCTGTCGGTGGTGATGACGATAGTGCTGAACTGCGGCCCGCCCTCGGCCCCCAGCGAGATCGCCACCGGGAATTGGACTTCGTCGAACGCCATCGACTACCCCCCGCCCCGCCGGGCCAACCGCGCGGCCTCCCGGTGCGCGTCCTGGAGGATCTGCGCCTGGCTCGCCCGGAAGCCGGCCACGTCCGGCGTCTGGATGTGCATGGTGATGTAGGTGTTGCCGGCGCCGCTCGGCACGATCTGCCCGCCCTGCCGGGGCACGAAGAGCTCCGGCCCCAGCTCGCCCACCAGGTAAGCCCGCCCGGGCGAGACCGGACCGCCGGCCGCCAGGCCCTGGGGAGCCAGCACGGGCCCCCACCCGCCTCCGGACGAGCCCCCGCCCCCAACCGCCCCGATCAGCGCCCCGACGCCCTGTGTCACCAGTGAGCCGACCTGCGAGGCCGCGATCTGCGCCGCCATCTGCATCAGGGCCCGCTCCACGTTGCGCCGGAGGTTCGTGAGGAAGTCGTCTGTCGTGTCCAACAGCGCGCTGCCGAACGCCTCCCCGATGGCATCGCCGGCCGTCGCCGCGATCCGCGTCGCCTCGGCCAGGCGGGCGATCTCCTTGCCCAGCTCCTGCTGCCCGCTGGTCAGCTCCCTGGATGCGATGTTCAGCCGGTTCAGCACCTGCTGGTAGGCATCGCCGGCGCCGGCCGCCTGTGCCCATTCCTCGCGGGCGTCTGCCAACGCCTCCTCCAGGCGCCGGGTCACCTTCGCGGATGCTTCCGCCGCCGAGAGCGCCATCCGCTGTTGCTCGAGCCGCTCGTCCGCCATGGCGCCGAAGCCGCGCTCCAACGCGCCGGACAGGTTGGCCGTTGGGTCTATGGCACCGGCGAGCGCCGCAAGCCGCTCGTGCGCGGCCACCGCCTGGCTCGCGCGGATGCCCTCCACCAGCGCCGCCATCGACGACTCTGCCCCCATGGCCCCTTCAAACCGGTCGCGCCGGAGCTGCGCGGCGCTTTCCAGGCCGGCGCTTGCGCTTCCGCCGCCCCGTGCCAGAGGCTTCCGCTTTCGCTGCCCCATCAGCTCGGCGCTCACGTCCTCGAAAAACTGCAGCGTCTGCGCGGTAGCCTCAACCGCCTCGGCCACCGCGGCATCCATACGACCCTTGTGCTCTGACAGCCACGCCGCCCAGTCTTCTTTCGTCGGCCCCATCGTGCCCGAGATGGTCACCGCGTCGATGGGGTTGGCGCCGCTGCCCCCGGCCCCGCCGCCCCCTCCGCGTCGGCCCCCGGCGCCCACCAGGGCCTGCCTGCGGGCGCCCCCTCCGCGTCGGCCCCCACCGGGCGTAGCGCTCGCCTTCAGGGCCGCCATTCCCTCTTCGCCGATGGCCTTCAGGCCGGCCGGAACGGCATCCCCCACCTTCCAGGTCTTGCCGCCCGAGCCCGGAGCCTGCATCCCGAAGATAGGTGCCAGCTTCAGTGACCAATCCGCAATCCGCTGGATGCGCTCGCCGATGAAGTCCGCAACCTCGTCCACCACGTCTTTGAGGCCCAGCCAATTGTTGGCGTAGGCCGTTACCGCCAGGGCCGCCACCCCCAGGGCGATGCCCCAGGGACCCAGCATGAACGCGCGCACGGCCACCATGACCCCACGCACGGCACCCCAGTTGGCGATCAGCGTCACTAGCCCGCGCGCCAGGTTGCCCAGGCCAAACAGCAGCGGCCCGAGCGCCGCGGCCACCAGGCCCATCTCCACCCAGAACTTCCGCGCGGCGGGCGACATCTTCCCCAGGTAGATCACCAGCGCGTCGAACTTCTGGATCAGATCCTCGACCACCGGCTTCATCACGTCGAACGCCTTGATCAGGCTCGTTTCGATGTCCTTCTTCAGTATCGCGGTCTGCGCCTTGAAGCCCTTGAGCTGTTCGCTCAGTGCCCCCTGAGTGGCGCCGGCGTTCTCGGTCGCCTTCGCCATCTCGCGCATCATCTCGGCAAACGCCCGGCCGTCGCCCTTGGTGAGCGAGAGGAGGCCCTTCATGGCCCGGATCTCGGGCATCATCTCGGTCAGGGCCTGCTTGTTGTCGCCGGCCTTCGCGGCCACATCCTTCAGCCACCCCGCCAGGCCCTTGCTCTGCAGCGCCGCCGCCCCATACTCGATCCCCAGGCTCTGCATCACCTTGGCGGCGTCGTTGGACGGCTTGATGATGTGGACGAGGAGCTGGTTGAGGGCCGTTACCGACTCGTTGACGCTGATCCCGTCCTTGGTCATCACCGCCAGGCCGGCCGCCACCTCTTGCAGCGAGACCCCGGCGGTCGCCGCCGTGGGCAGCACGTCGCCCAGCGCGTTCGCCAGGCCCTCGAACGAGTTGATGCCCAGGTTGACCTCTTGGAAGAGGATGTCCATCGCCTCGCGGGCGCTGTTGACGCCCTTGATGCCGCTGTTGAGGACGGCGGCCAGGACGCGCACCGACGTCGCGGTGTCGGTCAGGCCGGCGGTCGCCCCGTACGCCGCCTGCCGCAGCACGTCCATGGCCTTCTGGCCGCTGAAGCCGCTGCTCACCACGTCATACAAGCCGGCCGCCAGGTCGCGCGGCCCCTGGGTGATCCGCCGGTCGGTGGTCATTCCCAGGACCTGCTCCTTGAGGGCCGCGAACCGCTCGTCACTCAGCTTCACCAGCGAGTTGACGTTCGCCATCGACTGGTCGAAGTCGCCGGCCACCTTCATGGCCGCGGCCCCCACCGCCAGCAGCGGCAGCGTCACTCCCTGGGTCAGGCGGGTGCCGGTTCCACGTGCCCACTCGCCGAACCGCTCGTAGTCCCGCGAGCGCAGCTTCCAGGCCGTCTGCTCCGCGGTGGAACCCAGTTTCCGCAGGCTATTGTCCACCGGCGTCACGGCGTCGGCCAGGTGCCGCAGCTTCCGCCGGCTCTCCACCGCGGCCGAGTCCAGCTCGGTCAAGTCGGCCTTCACTTTGACGCGGAGCTGTGCGACGTCCAGACCCACGGATCACCTCGTCTTCGACTTACGCACCCAATTGTTGGCTTGGGCCTCCGCCCAGATGGCCCCCAGGGCCCTCTCCTGCCAGTAGTGTGGCGCGTCATCAAGCGCCCAGGGCGGCACGCCCAGGTAGCGCGCCGCCCTCACCTGCAGATACCACTCGGGGATCTCCCCCGCGATGCCGGCGAGCGCTCGCCCTAACTGGACGAGCTCTTGGTGTTTGGGCTGCCGCCCCCGACAATGGCGCCGGCCACCGCGGTCAGCAGCTCGACCGGCAGCTCAAGCAGGTTCTCCGGCGTGGGAGGATACGGCTCGCCGCCGCACGTCACGTCCCAGCAGGCGATCACGTCCGGGAGTATCTCCGAGACCACCCCGGGGGTCTCGCCCATCGAAGCCCCCATGATCGCGGCCGCCTTGCTCCCGGTCATCCGGCCCGGGTAGCACTCCCCCCGGACGGTCTCGCCCTGGTACTGCACATCGAACGGCACCTTCTTCTCGCGGATTCTCTTCAGGTCCATACTCTCTCCCGGATGCGGGCGGGTGCCCGCATCCTCTCGGTCGTATCCCCCGCTACAGCGCCGTCAGGGCTGTATCCAGCTTCGCCTCGATCCAGCTCCCCAGGGTGGTGTCATGCACGAGCTGCAGGTCCCACTGGGTCACCCCCAGGCCATCGCTCTCCCCGGGCCCGGGGTTTGCGTACTTGAAGGCGAAGGTGATCTCGAACCGGTAGACGTAGCCGCTCTCGATGCTCCCGCCGGTGCCCACGATGCGGCAGTAGCGCTTGCTCCGCGCCCGCAGGGTCGCCAGGTAGGCGTTCGTCGTGGAGTTCTCCTCCACCAGGAGCTGCGCCGCGGGGGCGTTCCGCCGCTCCACCGTGCCGCTGTAGCTCGGGTTGCCGCTGTTGAGGTCGAACACCCCGGCGTGCCGCTCCGGGATGTTCAGCGTGGCCTGCAGGCAGTGTTCGGTGTTCAGCTTCGCGAGCCCGAGCAGCGTGCTCCCCACGTAGACGTCGATCGACGGTGGGTTGATGAGCGCGTGCGCCAGCTCCGTCGCCGTGTAGCCCTGCACAGCGTTGCCGATGTCCGCCGCCGGCGTGCTCCCGCCGGTCAGGCCGGTGCCGTCCGCCGTCAGGAGCGCCGGCGTCAGGGCGTTGGGGCCGTTGATCAGGAAGGCGATGTGGATGCACCCCGTGCCGGCCACGCACTGCACGTCGCCGATCCCCACGTTGGAGAGGCTCTCCAGGGCGGCCTGCACGGTCGCGGCGGTCGCGTCGTAGGCGATGGCGGCCGTCGTCTGCCCCGAGTAGGTCAGGGTGTAGGTGCCGCCCGCGGGGCTGCCGGACAGGTAGAGCGTCTGCACCTGGTAGCCGGCCTCATACACCCGCCCCAGGTGGCGCGCCGTCACCTCGCACGCCTGCCGCGGCTGCAGCGACAGCGTCAGCTCGGCGACTTTGCACCCCGCCACCCGAACTGCGCCATCCGCCGACCCACCCGCGAAGGTGTAGGTCTTGCCGGTGTTGGCCGCCGAGCCGCTCGGGGTGTAGGTCCACCGCCGGGCGGCGCTCGCCGCGGTGGTGCCCAGGCCGGCGCCCGCCGCCCCTACCAGGCTCGCGAAGGTGCCGGTCAGCGCGCTGGTGGTCCGCTCCAGGGCCGCCTGGAAGGTGACCTGGAAGCTGTCCGTCGTGCCCGCGATGGCATCCACCCGCACGTTGCCGGTGCCGATCGTCGAGAGCGCTACCAGCGCCGCCTGAATGGCGGCCGCGTTGGCGTTGTAGGCGATGGCAGTGGTCGTCTGGCCGCCGAAGGTCAGGGTGAAGGTGCCCGAATCCGGCGAGTCCAGGTTGAGCGCGTAGATGCCGTCCGTCGACGGGGTGGTGATGGCCGGCTCCTCCAGGAGCGACGCCAGCAGGTAGGCCAGCTCGTTCACCGCCAGCGCCGCCTGCAGCTCGCCGCCGCAGCTCTCTTTGAAGCGCTGCAGGTCGATGGGGACGCTGTAGCCCTGCACCTCCACCGGCTCCATCGGGATGTCGGGCCGGGGCACCCAGTTGAGCCCTTGCAGGATCTTGGTCGTGCCGACCGGCGTGCCCTCGGTGCTCTCTACGCCGAAGTAGGTCCTGTCGAATACCCGTGCTCGCATTTCGTTCCTCCTACGGCTTCACCCGGCACCACAGCCGGTAGAGACCGCCGATGTGGTCGTAGCGCCGCCCGTCGCTCACGTCCTGGTAGGCGACCGTCGCCTCCCGGATGCACTGCGTCTCGTACGTCACCCCGCCGATGGTGGTCTCTACCACCGTCCGGCTCACCAGCGCCGCGTCGATGCGGTCCGCCGCCCCCTGCAGGGCCGCCGGACCGTTGCTGCCGATCACCTTGACCAGCCACAGCGGCCAGGTGCACACCCGCAGGCCCCCGAGGGCGTTGATGTCGCGCGACGCCTGCAGGCTGTAGACCACCAGCGGGTAAGTATCCCCCTGGGGGGCGACGCCCTGATAGACGCGCGTGCTCACGACGGCCACCAGTGCCGCATCGGCATCCAGCCGCGCCTTGATGTAGGCCGCCGCCCCCAGGGTCTCATTGGCCACGAGGGGTTCCCTCGGGCCGCGGCCGCCGCACCTTCACCGGCGCCGGGCAGAGCGTCACCCGCACGTTCGCCGCGCCGGGGCGCGCCAGCTCCACGGTGTTCCCCTCGATGGCCACCACGGTGCCCCGGTGCCCCGCCAGCCGAACCTCCTGCCCAATGTAGAGCCTCACCCCAGCCTCCTATCACACGTGGAATAACTCAGCGCCGCGGAACGTAGTGGAGCAAGCGGACTACCCCGCCGCTCCGCGGATCGCCCTCGCCAGCGCCTCCTGGAAATCATCCCGCGCCTCTTCGGCCGCCGGCGTCATGTAGGGCCGCGGCGCAATGGTGCCATCCCGCCGCCCGAACTCCAGGGCCGCCCCCTGCTCGGCGCCTACCAGGACATCCACCTCGAGGTCATCGACCCGGTCCGTCTGGATGCTGTTCGCCAGGGCGTTCAGGTCCGCCGCAGGCGCCTCGCCCGGCGCGCTCGCCTGGTGGTCCGGCCGCCCCCGGCGGTGGTAGACGATGCCCGTCTTGGGCCCGGTGTTGATCAGCTCCTTGGCGGAGCTGGCGATCAGCTCCGCCGTCTGCCCAATCACCGCGGAGACCGCGTCCCGGATGTCGCCGGCGACCTGCGGGAAGTTGTCATAGACCAGCTCCACCCGGGCATACGTCCGGTCGCTCGATACCCTGGCCATCAGGTGATCCTCCGAAGTTGCAGCACCAGCACGCCGGCGCCCGTGCGCCCGCCGTCCGTGTCCGTCACCTCGAAGGTGACCCCGCCGGTCACGAAGCGGTCCTTGGGCGTCACGTCGGTGGCCACCGGAACGGCCGCATACCACGTCTGCGCCGCCTCGACCCGCCCCTCGGGGCTGCGCTCGAAGGCCTGCGCCTGGCTCGCCCACACGTGGCAGGCCACGGTGGCGGTTGC